TGCCTTAGTTGTGACTTATTCATCTTATGACGATGAACTACATATTCACATTCTTCAATATTAGTTGCTGATGGGTCAGGAAAGAAATCCCAACAGCTTACAAATTCTATTCTAGGTACTCTGACTTCGATAGGACTATAAGTTCTTTCTCCGTCTTCACCCATACTCCAATTGTTTAACTTTTTGTTAAAATTGAAAGGTCCTTTTACAATCCCTGTACCAAGTAAAGCAGATTCTAAAAGAGCATTTCTTATTTCAGATGAACCTTTAGATTCATCAATTTGATCGTGGATAAGCTTTTCCATTCTTCTTGCAGCTTTTTGAGCTGGAGAAACTTCTAAAGCTTGTGGATTAGGACTTAATCCTTCAACAAGCATATCATTTGCTTGATCTTCTA